CACCTTCGGAATCAAATAAAATTGTGCATATTTTATCTATTCCCGAATCGTAGTACTTTTGACCAAGTGTCAATGCACGTGGATCAGGGGCGCTGGTGATGGAAAGAAGAGTTGTGCGGTCGACTTTACCTGCAATGGTATTGATAATTCCGGCAGTGACAGAATCATCTCTTTGCAGTTCGTTGTAAATTTCAATTAATGTGTCGAATGCCTGGGGAACGCCATTCTTTAAATTATTAATGGCGGTGGTAATTGCTAAATTGCGTGCAGTTACTTCCGAAGAAATTGCAGAATTAAGAGTAGTATTTCCGGTAGTGTTTAAATCATTGCAAAAATTTATGATTAATTCAAGGGCAGTTCCTATCCTCACGGCTGAATTGGCATCGAATGCTGTTTCATTTTTTACGATATATGCTGCTGCTAAAATGTCTGCTAAAGTCATATCTATAATTTTTATGATACAAATAAACTTTCATTTGCAGGCATAAAAAAAGACACTCTAAAAATTTAGAGTGTCCATTATCAATGCCTGAAATTCTTCGCCGTACATCTCGGCTCGCTTTTCTGACAGAACTTTTATCGAGTGGTACCACGCTTTATTGTACCAGGGATGTTGCTTTCTGCCACTTCCCCTTCCGGAATCCGATTTGCTGATTCCGCGTCCTACACCCATATCCTGCATGCGCCCATAATACAGGTACGCAAAAATAATTTTATCAATGTCGCCTCCGGATTGCAAAAATACTTCAGTTGTAAACGATTTATATAGGGCACCGGTATCGCGCAATCCCTGTGCTGCAATTTTATCCTGCCAGATGGTAACCATCATTATTGCCCAGGCTTGCGTATATTCATTCTTAGTCCCAATCGTTGTCATCGTATATCAGTTCAACAGGTTCGTCAAGGGTAGTAATAAAATAAATGCCTGTAGTTCCGGATACAAACATACCGGCAACTTCATGAAAAGGAGTCCGATTCTGGTCCAGGTACATCAGATCATCTACTTCGTTGGAGTCTTTAATCAGTTTCGTCAATAGTTTTTTGTGAATCAACCGGCAAGCATTTAATTTCTCTTCCCGATCGATCTGATTATTAAAATCATATTTCTTCAGGATATATACAACGATCGATCGACGGTTATAAAAGCTTCCACCCTTTTGAATTGTTACTCCGTCGTCGCTGTCATCCACCGCCAGATAAGCCGTTGCAGATTTTGGAGCCGAGAGTATTCCCTCCAGGTAATTCAATCCGGAAACACGGCAAAAAGTATACAGTCCTTTTGTCAGTTTCAGTTTCCCGTTCAGGGTTTCAAAATAATCAACTGCGTTCCACATAAATTATTAATATTACCCCTAACCCCTAAAGGGGAATAAGAGATGTTAGTATTGTTTCTTAACTCCCCTTTAGGGGTTGGGGGTTTGCATTTTCTTCATTTCCTTTGCTTCCCTGACTTTTGCATTCATTTCTTCCAGTGCATCCCAGGTGTTTGATTTCAGTACCTGGTCCCGTTTGGTGATATCACCTTCAGTGAGCAATCGTACCTGATTCTGAATAATGGCATACATATCCGGTGCGGTCGGTTCTTCGTCGTCAATACCGGATTCTGTTCGTTCAAACAAATCAGGCCATTGGTGCGAAAAATACTCCTTCACTCCCATCATCCACATGATCGTGATCAGTTTCTTGAGTTCCGAAGTTAGCTGGGTGAAAAATCTTCCCCTTTTTTCGGTAAAAGTATTGTCATATTTTTTACCGGTTTGGTAAAGTGTAGCAATTAGTTTCCCCAGATGAAGTTCATCTTGAGTGAACAGATACGCCTGGTAATAATTCTCCGCTTCCAGGTACTGGCTAAAAATAGTATCACGTAACAGTTCGTCACAGGCACGATAAGTCAGTATTTTTTGAACCGGACGAATACCGGAATAATGTTTTGTCACGAAATCCATTTTCTTACTGAAGTATGCCACTTCCTCAATGGTCAGTGAGAAAAATCCTTTCCATTTCTTCTTTACAAAAAAATAAGTATTCCCTACCTGCATAAGTGGTTTAATTCCCGTGAACCTGATCAGGCATTTTGTCCATATTGTTTCCTCCGGTTGTCCTGACCGTTGCAAACGTGCCACATATCGAATTTGTTTGTCAGACATTTCACTGTAATTTCGTGGAGCGGTTAAGTTAAGAGTACCCCTAACCCCTAAAGGGTGATAAGAGTTGGTTCTGAATTTTTTAAATAATCTCATAATACATTAGTTAAGTTGTTTTTCTTCCTCCCCTTTAGGGGTCGGGGGTTTCTACATTCCAAAAAAGTACACCGGATCACTCGCCTTATTCACATATTTTGGCGATATCTTCAACGCATATTCTTCACTTCCGGCATATGTGGGGTAATCGCTCAATTCCTTTTCAAACATATACGCCAGGTTATTGAAAAGTTTATCCGCTTCGTCCGTGTTTTTATCATACATATTAACCAGTATAAGTTTGCATATTTCCACGATAAACGTATTCGGCACAGTCAGTTCATTGTTCCTGTTCTGTTCTATCAGTTCATTCAGATAAGCCAAACTCACTACCTTGGCCAGTTCATTTTTTTGAAATGTCATTAAACTTCCTTTCGCACCGAGAAAATCCGCACGGCTACCTCTTACATCCCCTTTAGGGGCTTGGGGTGCATAATCCGCAAAGTCAATACCCGTCAGGAATAAGCAATTTGTCAGGTTATTGAACTTCTTGAATTTCTTCCATTCGGCAAGTGCAGCTGAGTCATCCATGATCTGCATGATCAACAAATCGGTTGATTTATCAATGTACTTGTCACACCACAATATCAATCGCTCTACCCGTTCCTTGCTTGCCGGCAACTGATTGCTGTTATTGACTACCGCAAAACCATTGTTTGTCTGAATCAGGTCAACAAACGGAATAGCATCACGGTATAACTGAAAGGCTATCAGGTTACGTAATGTTTTTCGTAATGTAGCCGATTCTTCCAATGCTTCGATATAATCGTACAGGTCCGATCCGGTAAGCAACGTCTGTATAGTTGCATCAGCTGAATTAGCGAACGGTTCGAGTGCCTTCCAATCCGTACCTTCAGCCGTTGGGATAGAGAGCAAAAAATCTTCAAGTGATGTAATGATCATGATTATTTAGTTTTAGCTGGTTGAGTATCCTGATTCTGATTCTGATCAGATGACTGAGCATCCGTTTTTTTGTCGAGCGTGGTAAGCATCATAAACGGAATATCAAACTCGATATCCCAGTTATTATAGTGCTTAATGACAAAATAAGGTTCCAGAAGAATATCTTTAGGACCTTTCTCCAACCCTTGTTTCATGGTAAATAGCTCACGAATATTGCTTCCGTTCATATTGCTTGAGCTTTTTCCTGGAGTTGCACCAATCATACTTGGATGATTCCCCTGAGCATAGCAAGCCATCGAAGCTCCTTCTTCCACATCTTCTATCCAGTCGCCACCTTCCTTGGTATTATTGATGACTGTTATTCGAACCATTGATTGCTCTTTTCCGTTTGGGTCAATATAGAATCCGGAAAACCATACCTTACCGGCATTCACCATTCCTGTTAGGAACGACTTAATATTTTCCTTTTCCAACGTGATCCGCTCAACTTTTTTTACCGGATCAGTTATATTTTCCCTACTAAGAAGAATATCCCAGTATTTATCATTTATTTCTACCTGGTATTTAATAACCAATCCGTTTGTAAATTTGGCCTTTTTACCTGCAGGGATTAATGCCTTGATATCATACCATCCTGAATTGAATATGGCCCAGTAATAAGGGAACGGGTAATATTTGTTTCCGGGGATGGGGATCCGGTTCACCATCGCAAATTTGCGGGTCTTTGTTGGAGTTCTGTTTTTCCCTGTATCGTCCGGAAGTTTTCCCATGCGAACCATTAAGTCTCCCAGCGGATCATCAACGTCTAATAATTCAATTTCTTCACGTACATCTTTTTTAGGTGCACCTTTCTCCCAGTTTCCATAATACACATGTTCCAGGGTACCGGTTTTAGGGTTACAGGTTTCGAGTCGGCAATACAATGCCTCCTTATGTCGGAGCTTTACAATTTTAGTACCGTCCATACTCAGGATAAGTACACTAACGGAAAAGAAAAAATGTTTCATATCCGTTTGTTGTTCTAACAGGTATTTTGCAGGTCTGTTGTATTTAAAAAAATCAACAATTCCCTGATCAGTCACCTCCGTTTTATCTTTTTTCGTATACGTTAACCCATTACTATATGATGCTAAAATATTAAAAAAAACATTAGAACTCATAACCTCATCATTCCGCATAAGCCTTAAAACTTCATTAGGTCGTAAGTTATCATCACCCCATGGAACATACCCGCGCAACGTACCTGCCTCCGGAAGCGTTAGTGGAACTATATCATCTGTATCAAAAACGGTCGTTCCTTCGTTCATTTTCTCAATGGCCTTCCGTGCGTTTTCTCCAATCGGAATTTCAAATACGTTGACTTCTCTCTTCATAATAATAAATTGTAAATAGCTAAATAGTAAATTATATACAGATTTCTTCGTCGTTTACTTCAAAAATACTTATCACTCTCACCGTTCGGACTTCACGGCTTTCTACAAAAATCAGGTTTGCCGTATTCCGTTTAAAATTGGAGGAAGTACACACCACGTTGTTATAAGTCAATATTTCACCCGTGGTGCCCTTCCATACCCTGCAATTAAAGGGTTTCCCCTCTCTCAATATTTTCCTGACTACACTTATATGTATCATATTTTCTTTCTTTTCTTATATTCCTACCCTTTAGGGGTCGGGGGTAGTCTTAATTAAAAGTTTTATCAAACGTCCTGTCAAATATCCCTTTAGCAGCATTCGCAAACACCAGGTTATTATTCTTTGCCCGGCGATATCCAAACGAGAATGCCTGAAGCTCGTTGGACGTGATATCCGTTTTGTCCACACCTACCAGCGTTATTTCCTCACTCATTCCGTCCGTTGGCGTATAAAGTCCAACCGTGTAACTCGTTATCAGGTCATCAATCCATTCCATCTCCACATCGCTCAGGTACCCGCTATTCATAGTTTTTTCACTTACAAAGTCCTGTGTAATCTTCCGGTAATGGTTATCAATATTGCCCAGGTTATATTCATTCGTTTTTTTGTTGATCATCTTACCGGTGGCAGTAAATGTTTCCATTACGCCAAAGCTGTTGATATAAACAAAGGAAGTATGATCACGGTAAAGGGTATTGTCAACCAGGTAGGTGTAATGGTTTGTCTCAAGTCCGATACCTGCAATCCAGATATCATACTGAAGTACTATTGTATCGAGTGGTAAGCCGGCAGATGTGAGTATCCTACCGATAGAAGTATTGAATGTTACAATTTGCCGGGCAGTTGAAATAGGTAATACGTCAAGACCGGTACTAAATTCTGTCATTACACCGGCTTTCAGATATACAAGTTTATATCGAATCACAAGTTCATCATAGGTGTCCAGTTTGTAAAACGATAGGTATTCGTTTCTGCCTTTGGCTGTAATTTTTTCGCGATAAGCACGTGTCAGAAAGTTTACTTTTGTCCATGGAGCCGCATCAACAATCATATCAGCCTCACATTTCAGAGCTATAAATGAATTTTCAAGCTTTACAGTTCCTTCGGTAATGGCATACAAGAATAAACAATTAGCCAGTCCCGGAGTATGAACTGACGTTATATTCATTGGCATAACAGGATTTGAGACTAAATACTTTGAAACAATGTCACCCAGGTTCCTTATCCTGATCAGTCCATCCACATCGTATACATACTTTTCACTCAATATAAGCTCAGAACCCCTCCTGAATTCAAAAGTTACCGATTCATTCGCATCCGTTTTCTGAATGAGTATGTCCGGGATGTTGTTCTGAAAATAGGTGCCCGATGCCGTAGGTTCTTGCGTAATAGTCATAAAAATAGCGGTTGATTAATTTGATAATACAAATAAACTTCAACCCATTCCCGCAAAAAAAGACACAAAAAAACCCGAACACTTCTGTCCGGGCCTTTTCTTATTCCCCTTTAGGGGTTAGGGGTTCTCTATTTCATACCTCGGGTTTTTCCGCATTAGCCACACTACCGTCGTATCTTCAAATCCTACCGTATATCCTTTCGCTATCAGGTACTCCGCAATCTCATTCGTTGAGAAGTTAGCAATGGGCCTAAGTTCCATCTTTATCTGCTCACTTGTTTTACGTTCCGTTGCATTCAGTTCGGAAGCAGGGACATACTGTCCGGTATACCGGGCAAGGATGGTTTCTTTGAAATCGGGGGCTTCGTTGTCTTTCATGATCCAACCTCCTCTTTAAAAAATATCATTTTTACAAAATCACTTTCGGATAATCTTCCATGTGAAAAGCAGTAATGAGCCAGAACAAAATTCCATGATACTATTTTATCCGGTTCGTATTCTATAGTGACGCTTTCGTCAGCCATCGGTAATACCATTTCAAAAAGCCGGTCAAAAATTTTTTTCGACAATTCTTCCAATCCTGTGTAATTAATCTTAAAATCATCCCAGTCCAAAAAATGGATAATGGCTGTCTTTGTTGAATTTATAGTACGTATCCTGTGTATTATTGTTTTTTTCATGATGTTTAGTATAATTGAATTACTTGATAATAATAACGAGGAGATTTTTCATCTATTTTCTTTGATGCCTTTTTAAATCCCATTGAACTTAACGTTATCCCAATTTTCACATCCGAGATTTCAACTAATGTACTTTTTATAAGCTTACCTGAATTGTATAAATCTTCACGGATTTGCTTTGGTTGTTTCCAAATCGGACTTTCACCTTCTAATGGAACTCTATAGCATTCTTCAATTACATTGTAAATATCACCTTTTGGTTTTATATTGGGTAAATCTTTAGCTATTCTTAGGGCTGTTCTTGATGCTTTAAGAACATATTTAGCTCTTTTATACGCAATTAAATTTAATTGGCATTCTTTTTCAAGTTTTAAAATTAGCAAATCGTTGGCTTTTTCAGATTTTATTTTTTCCATATTATTCAATTTTTACGATCGGTAATATCTTTGATATTTCTACAAATTCATCCTTTATAAAAATGATACCTTCCAACATTTCACCCATTTGCTTTAATTCTTCTAATTCCGTATCACCTACATGTCTGCAAAGATAGTCTTGAATTTTATTTAATGAATTAATATAGGCAGTAAGTATTGAATCTTTATCCTGTTCAGATTGAGGACACCATAATTTCAAAATTTTTATAAGTTCCGGACTTACCTGGAAACCATCTACTGTAGTCATATGGCCTTCCTCCCTTCGATAAAATTAAGCGATAGATTAAAACCATCGGCAACGAATGAAACGCTGGTAGCAGTAGTGGCAGAATGCAACGATACCATGGTAGAACCTTTAATTTCCTTCTTTACTTCCATGTAAAAGTCGTGAAGTATTGATAATGCACTTTTTTGATCAACAATTCCGGAACCTTGTACGGGTTCTGGTCTTAGTGGCTTGGCAGGACGGTTCCTGCGGATAGATGTGTTACTCATGTGTAGCCTCCTTCCAACTTTTAATGATCGGATCGGAAGCAAGTGGAAGCACACGGGTAAATACTCCTTTGGTTATGCATCCAAATAATTTGTGTACTGCCGACCATGCAGCATCGAATACATCTCCGGGGTGTGCTGTTGGTGACTGTGTTTTGAAAGTGTACTCCCGATTGGGTTGGTAGGTTCGGTTGCCATTGACAACGGATTCGGTGAATGTTACCGAGTAGGTAACTGAAATCTTTGGTTTGTTCATTTTGATTGATTTGTTTTGCGTTTTATTGTACAGGAAAACGGCTGTACAAATTCCGGTCGCAAAACAAATCAATCCCGAGCAAGCTCAAAAAAGAACGGAAAATAATACAGCCGTCGATCTTTAATATCTTCGGGTTTGGGCATAAAAAAAGCCCTGGATAATGGGCAACATTTCTGTTACTCGGTAATAATTTGTTTTGCGTTGCAAATATCGTAATAGTATTTGAATTGACAATGCATAAAACGAATTATTTTCAATTAATATCGAATTTCAGTTTTTTTTCTTTACAAATTTTTTCCTCATGTTTAAGGATTTAAAACTATCCAGGTAAATAAAACCTCCTATTAAACCGAGACCACCACCAATAATAGGAAAAGGATTTATATCCGTTGTTTTATCAGGTTTATAAAGGAAAACACCGGCTAACGTTATAATAGTTCCAGTTATCAAAAGAAACTGGCTATTCCGGTTTGAATCATGGAATGAAGTCAATCGTTCCTTAATATTAGTAAGTTCCTGGTATTGTACAGTATCAATATCTACCACTACAATACTTTTACCGGTTGTATTATTTTGTACTACAGGCTTTAATTGTTGGCCGTAGGTAGTAAACGATAAGAAAATTAAAAAGAAAAACATAATTTTTTTCATACATATTTTATTTTAAAGGTTAATAATAATGTTACAAAGATATGTAAAAACATTAACATAAAAAACCCCAATACTATTAGTAGAGGGGTTTTTATCATTCCCCTTTAGGGGTTAGGGGTTCTTAGGGGTTAAAGTTTCTTTCTTTTTTTCTTTCTCAGCCGCCAGTCGTGCTATTCGGGTATCTACCTGCTGTTTGAAATACACGATATGGTAATTTATCTGATCAATCAACGCATCATATTCATTTGCTGTATTAAATACTGCAAAGGCATTTATATTCAATACAAGTTCCCTATAATCGGAATCAAGCGCCAGGCGTGTATCTGTTACTTTTTTTTGCAAAATAGCATTTACTTTCTCAGCACAACGGGCACTGATACTCATGTTGAACTCATTGTTGCTGCTTTCAATGGAAGAAAACAGCAATTCGGCACCGATGGTTTTCAGGTCCGCTTTCAGGGTGTCGGATATCTCTTTATAGCGTACTGACATCATCGCACTTTTTTCAGCATATGATAACTGTTTTACATTGCCGTATTTGTTAAGTACGAACATAATGCGGGTACCGGCATCGCGTACCTCCGGATCCATTTCAAGCATGGATGATTTTACTTTCAAACGAAAGCTGGAGTCTAACCGGTTACGTTGATGATTTGCCTGAGCAACTTCCTGCGTACGGGCACTGCCACGCGTTTTACCCATTGCGGTTTCTTGTAACTGGTGATCATCGAAATAATTAGTTACCAATGCAATCATATCCGAGTTTGACATAAGTACTGACGCACGTTGCATGCTATCATTTACTACTGAATGAAATTGATGATGCTCACCGTTGTTTAGGCGCATCAAACAGATTTTTGAAATTTGTTTCATAACGAATAATTTTTTAAGTGGAACATTTATTTAATTGAATCAGAGAATTTCAGTTGATAAGCCGCAATATATTGACTTACATTATTTCAACTCACAAAATAAACCGTAGTAGTTTAACTAATTCCGTTTTTTTTCTCAGGATATATCCGGATGTATTCATTGAATTCAATAGTCATTTAAAAATATATACAAAAATAAAAGGACAATAAAATACAAAAAAAGACATATAGAATAAACATTGTTTTAATAGCTTTTAAGTTCATTTCGAAAATTATTGATTTTTTATTTTTATCAATATATCTGTTATTTAAAACTATATTTAATTCATTTTGAACATAATAACTTTAAATAATGAAAAATAAAATAAAAATAAAAAGCGGAGTCGGTTACTACCTACTATTTATATTTATATATTTAATATTCAAATGTTTAATTGTATAAAAAAGGTAGTACAACCCCATTAAAAAACAATGAGTAGTAACCGGTAGTACCTTTGATTAAATGCATATTTTTACTATTTTTTGTACCCAACTTACTATTGTATTTAATTGAATATAAATAACGTAGTAAGTATTTTTAAACTTCACACGTTACCATAGTAAGCACTTTTACAGTTATTTTGTTTTGCCATATATATCTTTCTTTATTTATATAACATCATGATAATGTGTGTATTATAAAGAAAAAGATATAAATAAAATAAAAAATATATGGTATTAAAATTTTTGTTTTGTTTCCAAATCATTTTTTAAAATAAAAATAAAATAAAAATGGTTAGTCCACAGATAGTTATAGCATATATTACCGAATTTCTTTTCGGGTTTTACGGGAGTTTTCCGGCTTTCACATATATAAAACATTGATTATCAATAAAAAATGCCAGTGTTAAAGTAATAAAAGGGTTTAACACTGCACGTAGACCCCGTCCCGCCCTCTCGCTCGCTTGTAATTACCGACCTCCAAAAGTGCGTTATATGCAACGTATGTTAATATATTCGGGTGAAAATTAACAAAAACGGGCGGTAATACGCACATTACGGTTAAAATTATGGTATTCCCATAAATCTATCGGTAATGACATTGCAAATCCCTACAAATTGGATGAACGAAGTGATTGAATTTGGGATTACATTGCCGGGCACAAAAAAACCACTGACAATCTGCCAGTGGTATGCATGAATAAGTGAATACGTAATTACATAAATGAACTAATCAGTCCACCACCAAATGAACTCTCGGAAGGGAAGTTATTCATGCCAAGCCACAGTGTATCCCAGGCATCGGTACCATCAGTACGGTACTCGAGTTTGTCCTCTTCACTCTCTGCCAACTTCTCACCACGTTTATCCTTCTTGAATCCGTTAGGACCCTGATGAATGCCTGTCTGTTCCATAGCCAGTAACAATGCTTCGTTGTTGTTCTTGTTGAACATAGGGAATAGCAAAGGCTTGCCTTCGAACGACTGTCCCTTGAGCGCCATGTTGATCATGTTGTGTTTCTCCATGTGATTTATCGGGTTACCAATGTGTATCCCTTTGACCTGCCACTTCATTGCCTTGAATGTATCAATGATCACTGAAGCAAAGTCGATATCATTCACAGCATAGTTGCTGTTGAGTGCTGTGCTGTCATAGTAATAGATCACTTCCTTACACGTGTGATGCCGGTAGTAGTGGCAGAAGTCCTTGACTAACTCAACCAACTTATTCTCATACTTCACAAACATTGACTTCACTGTCTTGAGTCGTATGCCTGAGCGTTGCCCTGCTACTAACCAATTGATCTTGCCATTGTAATCGAATGCAATACAGATAGGCTTATTCTTATCCACATCACCATCCTGAAGAGAGGACAGATCCTTTGTCTTATCAAAGTTATAATCCAGGTTCTGAAGGTAGGAGTTATCGAATGCCGTGTAATAATGATCGGCTTCCTTGAGGTTGTTGTAAAATCCGTCCTTAAGCAATCCTACCCGTTTACACAGGATAGAAGTTTGAAATACCAGGGGTGGAAGATCACGCTTCATTTGCTTGATATAACTTTCACCTAATACCTGCAGGTTTTCAATCGAACTAAATACATTGTAATCAACTGCCAGGCGCTGGAACTCCACCAACGATTGACAGAGTGATTTATAATAATCGAACAAATAAGCTTTTGGTTGGATACCTTTTGCCTGGAACTCTTTGAATTTTCTGAGGATACGCCATTTTTCATTGATAATGCCGTCAATCTGTTCAATAAGCTCATTATCGCATTTATCTTCGTATGACAGGAACCAGCTCCCTTTTTTGGTAGTAGGCATGTCGGATACGATAAGCATGCTGTGGTGGTACGGAGAATTGCCAAAATGCGCACGTGTACCTCCATTAGCAGGAATAGTTTCGTCGTTCAGCTTTTGGAAGTTCAAAAACTTAGCTTCATCGCATGTCAGTGAATCAAAAGTCTGTGAATTGGACGAACCTGTCACATCCTGTGAAATGATAGGATAAATGGATCCGTTATAAAGGCTGAGAATATGGTCATAACTTGCCGGCTCTACTTTGGGTTTTTCAAACTTTGCCGCTTTTGGTGGTTTTACACCTAAATAATAGTGCATATTGCGTTTAAACCCCCAACTTTCCCAGGCTGATAATGTACCGGGCAATGTTCTGGTTAATGCCTGTTGAAAAGTGCTGGCTATAATTCCATGATTTCCTCCGGCCATACGTTGACCATTACGAAGCAGAAAAGGCGCTACAACACCATGCGATTTGCCCAGACGACGTCCGCCCACCACAACGACGGTATTGCACCCCCGAAACATAACTTTCTGCTGAGCGGCATTAAAATATACCTTTTGTCTTTCAGGTTTCTGCATACTTTTCTAATTGTTCAACGTCAATTTCATCATAGGTTACATCTTCAATCTGATCCATGTATTTTTTCTTCATATCCGCAATTTTCTGCCGGATATTTGGAATAGGTTTAATTCCCAATACCGATGGGTCCTCAGTAGGTTCGAAAAGTTGTGGTATAATTTCATCCCAGGGAATGCGTTCGGCATCCTCCTTATCCAGCTGGTTGTATTTGCCATATACATTCATTGCCTTTACCATTGAATCAGCATCATTCAATAAATCGGCCCTGTCATACGCTTTTTGAATTTGATGGTTGAACTTGAATCGGTGCCAGTCCTTTGATTGCTTATTGATACTGCCCAGTAAATCCTTTATGATCCGTAAATCTTCATACGCAGCTGATCGTTCCACCTGGCCAAGACTCATAATGTGCAGAATAATTTCCCGATCGGCTTTGGAAGGATATTCATTCATAAGCGTATACCCTGAACGTATGCGAAGCAACCGGTCACGGATTTGAGGTGACAGGTGAACCAGTTTATCAGCATCATCATACAGGTGCTGCACACAAATATCGTATGTCTGTTTTTTACTCATTACCGTATTGATTTAGGATATAGGTTTGTGTGAGTTCCACTGCCATGGGTGATCCCAATTTAGCCAGGGCAATTTCTTGGCGGTGTAGTTCCAGGATCATTTGTGTTTTACTAAGCCGGTACCCCCTGGATACTTCAGTTGATTTATCGGTTATATCACTACGCAATTCATCTTCATCAATATTCATCAATACTGCGATATCGGTTATTGTCATCAATAGCCCGGCATATTCACTGATTTTTATGAGATCATCATCGTTGTATTCCATTTTCTTTAATACGTTGTATTTCAGTTTGTAATTTTTCGGCTATTCGTGGATCCGTGGTTACGATTCCACTCTCTTCACGGTTTCCCCTGGTGCAATTCTGACTACCGGTTATACTTACCTGATAAATTTTTGATTCGATTAAAACCACTTTTGCGTGTGTTTTAGAAAAATGGATATCGCTGAAAACGTTTTGAGAAAAACGGATCAGCTGCTGTGTTTTTTGGATTGCTTTAAAATCAAGGATCAGCGTTATTTTTCCGGTTAATCCCATTTCTTTTAATATCCATATCTTTCGGATAAATTCTTCCGAAATGCTGAAAGTCATAATTGTGATATCGGATTTTCCTGTTTGAAGTAATATCCATTCAATGATATCATACAACTGTACTCCTGCATTTAAATAAGCCCCGACATAATCGGGGCCTATAGGTTTCAATATGCGATCGACTTTATTCAACAGCATTCATTTCCTGCTCAACAGCTTTGTTGTACAAATCTTCCACTACTTCCGGAGTGAGGACCAATTCACCAAATTTACCAAGCGAAGAAATCGTTGAAAGAATCACGTCCTTTGGAATACTGTTATTCAACAGGGTTTTAATCTGAGAAATAACATTTTCTTCGTGCGTTTCTTCATCTTTTTCTCCTGCAGGTGCAAGTACTTCTTCGCCTTCAGTAACAACCTGAGTTCCGGCAACCGGTTCTTTTTCCATTTCTTCAGTAACGGCAACAATCAATCCCAGGGATTGCAGTTCTGTCATCTGATCGGGTGCAAATGTTTCACCATTTAGAATTAATTCATCAAAACGGATCTGCATTCTGGCCAATAATTCAGCTGCTTTATCGGTTTTATTATCAGCAACTAAAAGCGTGTATTTTGCTTTGTTATCGCTCAAATATTTACGATTGGCCGATACACGTTTTGCATCAATTGAAACGCCTGGAACAACTCCCGTTTTTATTTTCTCGTATACCGGTGCATTTACGTCGAATGTGTCGTAAGTTTCCCAATTAGCAGTAAGGGTTGCATCGAGTTCCAATAATTCGCTCAGGAATGGGAAACGTTCAGCTTCAGTATGGCCATCTTCACTCAATACCTTCAACCGTTCGAACAGGGAACGCATCGTGTGATAAATCTCCACATTATTTTCAAGGATCAGTTTAATTTCTTCCGGCAGGGAATCATGATCCGCACGTTTACCGGTGATTTCAGGTTTAAGTTCAATAGTTGCAACTTTCTCCTTTATTTCTTCAATATTTTCAGGAATTGCGATGGTGATGGCACGTTCATTACCAATCATCTTGGTAAGTTCGTAAATCACTTTATCAAAGTTTGATTTCCGGAGTACATTTTCGTGTAATATCCGGTTACGGTTACCCTGAAGCATCAGTCTTGCACCTACTTCGATAGTGCGGGTGGCAGGATCAGCATTCAGCCAGTCGTTCACCTTTTCTACATACGTTTTTTCATTCTCCATGAATTTGTTTTTTTTGAGTGAAATAATTTTTATTTTAATTGAGAATCAAAAATAGATTTATGTAATTACATCTAAAAAGACACAAAAAACCCTCACAACATTCATTGTGAGGGTTTCAGAAATTTACGATTTAAGAGGATTATACTCCCGGATTGATTGTTCCATCCTCGGTGATGATTTCACCGGTGTAGAATAAACCAGGTGCGACGTCCGTTACCGTTACGGTCAGGGTGGTTCCCATTTCGTCGGTAGCAGCTCCACCCAATTTTTGATCAATGGCAGTATCGGCTTGAAACATTTCGTTACCAATCACTCTCCACTTTTTCTTTTTGGTCTGGCATAGATAAACGAGGTCATCGTTATTTGCCTGCAAACAGAATGCAGAGGCTTCTTCTTCCACTCCCGGATGTTGCAAAACAACCGTGTTCAAAAAAGTTTTACTTGGACGAGTTCCCTGGCTCTTACCATCCAGTGGGCTTTTATCAACGATAATTCCCACTTTCTGAAACTTGGCAGTTAAAGCCAGCGTGAAGTCACCTACATACGTCACCAGTTCGCCCATATTAGTAACATAGGTTTCCGGTAATGTTGGCCAGGCTAAAATGTCACGCTTTGCGATTGCATATACATTTTGCATGATGCCCGGAAGGTTACGGGTTCCGACTACCCAATCAAGGGATTTATATTTAATATTCATATTCTATTTCTCCTATTTTAAGTGAATGAATAATTAAGCCCCGGCGTATAACTTAGCCACCAACAAACGTTGAGGGCTTACGCTTTCGAACTGAACACCAAAGAACATGGCCATAACGAATTGCAAAACAAATGCAGCGTGTTTTTCAACGGTGATCGTTTCGGTGTCGCTCTGCTGATCCACACCAACCAACATATTACCTTTGGTGGTTAAATGGATATAAGGCGAATTCTTTTTGTTTGGCAATGCTACCAATTCGCAATTATCGTCCGATCCTTCCAAAAACGTTTTCTTGAAAGCAGTATTGTAAGGCAGTGCACCGTGTGAAGCCTGATAGTCGTCGTTATACGCATTGTATATCGTTTTCGTAACGAACATCTTGGTCTTTTCACCCTGAAGTTCATCAGTTGCCGAGCGATAAATTTCTTTCAGTTGATCAACACAATTGCTATCGGTAATAGCAGCTGTCAATACTTTCAGATTCCCTTTTGCAACCGAAATCTTTGGAGTAGCACCTGCCATGTCAGCAGTAGTGATCGTGTCAAAACCATCAAACAAATCAGCAGTTCCGTTACCGGCTGAATTACGAACGGCTGACCAAAGAACGTCATTTAGTTTCTTTGAAATCTTTTTGGCCAAAAATGCTACTACCAATTGAGTAATGGCTGTATTAGTTAATCCGGCACCACTCAATACTGCATCTCCATAAATGGACTTAGCCACTGAGTTAGGAGAAAAGTTTTTCACCACTGAACCGAAATAGGTTTCCAGGTCACGACCTACAACCTTTGAACCGGTTTCGTCAACACGTGTTTCGCTGTAAGGTCCAATTTCAATGTCACCATCGAGTTCGCCTACCGTTTCTTTGCCGCGAATGCCTACACGGAGCGACATGTGATCCAGTGAGCTTTGCAAGGCAATCACGGGCATCATCAATAAATCTTTGCGATACTTCTTGGCACTGTTTGCCAATTCTTCGGGGGTTATTTCTACCATTGCAGTAAATTTATTTAAAAATGAATAATTAATTAATCAGCAAGTGAATTGAACAACTTACGGGCACTGGCCACAGTATTCATGAATGAGTCTTTAACTTCACCATTTGGTTCGTCAGTCTCCTGAGTACTTGAATTGGTTTTATCACCGGCACCTGCTTTCAGGTTGGTGATTTGAAGGTTTAAGGCTTCAATGTCGGTAGCCTGTGTTTTTACAGTGGCTTCGGCGGCATTCGCACGTTCGTCAGCTGCTACGGTAGCCTCTTTTTCGGTCGCTACATTGGCTTTTTCGGTATTTACCGAATTCTCCAGTGCACTCAGGGTGGTATCGATTGACTCGATTTGAGTTTCATTCAGAAAAACTCCCTCTTTGTCCGATTCCAATTTTTCAACGCCAATTACGGCATTGACTTTGACAAATTGTTTCTTCATTTCAATGTTATTTTTAGTAGTAAATAATTCTTCGTTATTGATCCGGTTCATTGGAAGCCCAAATGCGTTTAGCTTTTCTTTCATGGATATCATATTCACTTTTTCGGGAGCGTCAATGATTTCATCTACAAAACCCCATTGCAATGCTTCCTTGGCATTCATCCAACCGCCTTTGGTCATCAGCTGGAGCATCTCATCCATAGTCTTACCGGTTCTGTTCGCATACATTTGCGCCATAACCTGGTCAAGTTTATCATTTTCAAGTTTGTCAGCCATCAAATCGGTGATCAGTGCTTCCAATTGGTCTGCATTCAGATTGTCCCAGATAGACACAGAACTCATCACTTTATGAATCAGATAGAATCCATTGGATGACATGCATACTTTTTTTGCCTTCAAAGCCGCAAGTGTAGCAGCTGAGGCATTGAATCCCATCAGATACACGGTTACATCTCCATGTTCTTGCACCCTGTCTGAAATTGATAGACCATTCGATAAACTTCCGCCATTCGAATTCATACGCATAGCAACCGGCTTGCCTTTGTTTGAGTCAAGCTTTTGTTTTACATATTGGGCTGAATAACCCCAGTCACCAATAAATCCGTCGATATCAATCTGATAATCCATAATAGGGCATAAAAAAAGTTGCAGTATGAAAATTCACACTGCAACTTTACGGCTATACCTGGAAGTAAAAAAAGACTATAAATCAATAATATCAATGGGTGGAAGGGTTGAAACCCACGTTATCTCGAAGTTTACCGCCCGCATTCCGGAAGGACTGGCTTCATTAACCGGTGAAAACAGAATCTCAGGGAAGGTCTTTTTATCTGTTCCTATCAGGTATTTATTTTTGTACACGTCAGTTAATCGGTAAGCATGGAATTTTGTTTGTAACCGGTGTTGCAGTAAACTTTCACTTTCGTCATAAATAATGCCTGCAACTTTCGACGTATATACTAATCCGTTATCCGTGCGTTCGGATGTCGAATTGCACGACGAAGGTTCTGTTAGTTTTAATTTTGTGAAATTTCCGATAGCTGATGTCGTATCACCAGGTGCGATGAATTTTTTCGGGTAAAGGATCATTTCTTCAGCCGGAATATATTCTACAAACAGAATTGTTGGAAGTGTTTTTGTACTCATGGTTTTTGATTTAAATAAGTGCGTAAAGTGCTAACAGTGCGTAATATATAAAGATTATTAAAACAAATCGTTTACGACAAAACAGGCGTTTAATATTTATTGTTTTAACTTACTTTAATGTTTTTATCCTTGGAATATCGTTGGTTCATTCGGTGGTAAATTTGGCTGACCGTATCCCAGTGTTTTTCATCAATTCCATGTTTCTCCATAAATGCATAAATCAGAGTCGATCTTTTCACGTGTCCGTTCTTTAGCGCCGAAATCTCAGTGAAAAGGTTTTTCTTGAAAAGAGTCGAAAAACTTTCCTCCAGGGCGTTCTTTCCGGTTTCATGAATATAATTGTAGTATACCGGGTCTTTGCCTTTAAAATACGGGATCGGGATGGTGATATTCGAATCCTCTCCGGTGTCCGCTGTCTTATTACAAGGCAATCGAACCAATAGCTCGTTAAGCAGTCGCATTTCGGGGCTGTCCTTAATAAGTTCTACCGGATTACCAAAGGTGTGTGTTATCCACTGAGCCATGTATTCGGGTACTTTCAGATATACGTTGTAGTCGCTCATAATTAAATGCAATATTAGGGGAATAAAAAGTATTTTAAAAATTCAAAGTTGTTTTGGTATTAAGAAACGGATATCAGTTCTATGTCCTTTACTTTTATAGCTTTCATTACTGGCAATACTTCAGAAAATTTATAGCTTGCTAATTCAACAATTAAATCGTTTTCACTTTCATATTCTTTTACGATTTCATTTGTTTCATCAAGTTCAATTGTATATTTATAGGAAACTTCAATTTCTATTTTTTTCAAATTATTTGTGAAATTTATAAGGGCGTTCATATCCTTTAGTTTTTTTCTTCTTATTTTGATAACTCAGATCAATCATATTTTCTCCAAGACTTTTCAATGCTTCAGTTGATAATTTAGCATGTTCAATTATTGGAGGTTGGTTTAAAAATTCATTTTTAAATTTATCAAATGACATTTCTAATTTTAGTTGGCCAAGGTATCTTTCAGCATCTTCCGATTCCGGCCATTCTAAAATCGCTTCAGGTAAATCAGGATACTTTGATATATGTTCTTTTCTGATAATGATACCCCTTGCTTCATCCATTCCGCAAATTATTCCTGTTACACCAGGATAACCAATAATGCCAATACGACTTTTTCCTTTCAACCATGGATCAGACAATAACTGCTTTGCTTTTTCCCAATCTTCGCGATCGACTATTACATGATTTTCATCAAGTCCTAATTTCTTTTCGGTACCGGGATGATTGTGTAGAAAATTAGTTTCCATATTATTCATTTATTGTTTGTATTTTCTCTGCATTTTCCTGAAATAATGGAGAATTAATGATAACAGAAAATTGATCCTTTCCAAGATCAGCACCACAATGTGGACATTTCTTATTATCAATCATTTCAATAAATACTGTCGCTTCATCAGTTGTACCGATTATCTTAGCAAGTCTATCCAACCATTTTAAATAATCTCCAAGTTTTACTTTTTTCATTATTTATTGATTTAATATTAATCTTTTAGCCCATTTACAAAATCAATTAGACTTTCTTTGTATTCCACTCGTTCGATTACTTCCACTTCATTTAAATCAGAATAAAGATTATCATCGAAATATTCAGATATAGCATCCTGACATAGCCGCTGTAGTTTCTTTGGTTCAATTGCATCTAATTCAACCTGACCTAAGCCATCCCAATTTTTCGTTCTACTATCACCCTCTTTAACCGGTGCATGTGGTAATTCCCATTCAATGACCTGATGTTGCATTAAAGCAAAACGTTTGACTTGTATAGATTCACATCCTAATCGTTTTATATTTTCCTCAATTGACCTTGGAATATCCTCGCCTGATGGGTCGTAATCTCCAAAATATAAAATGATAGGAATTTTCCCATTTTCTTCAGCTTTCATAAATCGATTATTAGCATCATTCAAGAACGTAAGTGAAGGATATCCTTTGCAGGCTCCAAGTGTAACACTATTTGTTCTGCAGACTGACCCGAAAACACCTTGTAGGGCTTTTTTCTCAATAAATACTTCAGGGTAGTACGGTTGATTTTCCCATCTATTTTTGAAATAGTAATTCATCCAATTTGTAATACTTTCTTTTGCCCGTTCAATTTCAGCTTCTAAAATTGTTTCTTCATAATCTGTTTCTCCAATCATAGAACGGTCATGTCGGAAAAAGTATCGAAGTCAACTAAACCAGCCCAACGAGCTTCAATCATTGCATTTACGACTCTCTTATAATGGCTAATCGTATTTGTCATTCCGACAGAAACTAACTGATAATGTAGTCCCCTGAGTGTTAATATCCCTTTTTCGTAACGTTTGATGATTATTAATGAGTTATCCGTAATCCATTGCTTCGTAAATAAATCTTTTGCCATAATTATATTCTTATTAAGTTGATTTTTATACTAAGTCTATTCAAATAATTGCACCACTTCATATCCATATCTCGGCTGTCCGTTCACCTTTTTCATTTTGTGTTCAAAGCCCAGGGAACTCAATGCCATCCCGATCGTGACTTCTGAAACATTTTTCATATCTGAGGTAATTTTTTTAACCCGATTTAACTCCTGAAGTATTTCCTTTGGTTGCTTGTTTACCGATTCTTCACCCAGTTCCGGAATACGGAAATTTTTATTGATCAATGTGTAAACTTCTGATTCCTTTACGTACCGGGCATTGTATTCCTTAAACTCTTCAAAGTCGGTATCATTCCATATATAATCGAAATCGGAGTTCTTAAACAGTACGTAAGCCTCTGCCCACATTTGATCAACATCTATTTCCACGCTGTATTTCTTCCAGTTTATGGTATCAAGTTCTATAGTTGCCCATCGTCTGTATCCCATGGTAGTTGGGAATAGGAACCCGCCAAGTTCTTTATTTTTATTCGAGGTAAACGCGCCGTTACCCATTCGGGGCACTGCATTGGTATCACGCAATGACAATCTGTATTCTGTATTCGAAAGTAAGTTTTTCACCTGTTCGGCCGAATTCTTGGTGATCCCGTTAAATTCGTCGAAGTTGATAATGAAGTTTTGCGAAAAGGCCGATGTGACATTAAAATACCGGGAGTCTTTATTCGATTCAACATAATATGCCTTCAGTGGTTGTGGGGTCAGGAACTTCAAAATGCGTGTTTTCCCGATTCCTTCTTTTGGATGTACGAACCCGATCATGACATCATTCTCTTTTATTCCCAACGAACAGGCAATACTGGCGGCCATCCATTTTTTAATGATCCGTTTAAATCGTTCCTGGTAATATTCCGGATCTTCTTTATCTTCAAAATTACGGACCGTAATATATTTGCAAAACTTTTCAATATGGCTGTCACCCTTCCATTGTCCTTCAAGGCTCTTAATGTAGTCGAGAATAGGGTTGAATGTATTGATATGATACCCTGAGCGTATTATCTTCCGGAGAATGGTATCACACCCCCGAATGTTTTCACGCTCCATATGAAGCGATATCAACATTTCGTTTGGTTCCTGCTCATACAGGGTTTTATCTTTGGCAACGATAATCGATTTGGAAGGATCGAAAATGTTGATTTTAATTTCGTAATGCTTTGACAGAAAGTTTTCGACAGTTTGTACACGATCGCCGGAATGTTCGGGTACTATTATTTTGGTAGGAGTGTAGGCCATTTGTGTTTTTCAATTTTTAATTCTTCAATTCTTTCGTAAATACAATACAAAGCATTTTTCGGCACAAGTTCTATCAATTGATTCAATTCATATATCCTTGAATCAATCTCTAAAATGTATATGGCCTGTTCATTGGTCACTTAGGCTGGTTAATGGAGAAATCCGGACGACGATCTTCTCCGGGAAGAAACACCAGGTTAACATGCTCGGTGATTCGTTTTGAAATAAACTCTTTGTAAGCTTCACCAAACGATTTCAGGGTCATGTTGGTACTTCCGAATGTCAATGCTCCGTATTCGGCACGTATGGCCAGCAATTCACTAATGGGGTTCACTATGGTACCGAAGTTATTCAGTTCCTTTTTTTCCTTTCCAAGGTCCTGGATCAGGAGGGGTTTATGTGCGTAAGGTATCACCCCTACTTTTTTTATTTGTTCAGCCAGTTCTATGGCATGAACGGATTCAATCTTGTTTTTTTCACTCCATGCCAGGTCATTCAACACCATGCAAAGCGTTTCAATAAGCACCGATTTTCCACAACCGTATTTTCCGTTTAATATAATTCCTATATAAGTATTAAGCTCACATTCTTGCAGGGTGACATACTTATATAGCAGGTTGATCACATTCCGGTTGCTGTCGTCGATAATAAATTTCGTGAAGTTTTTGCGGTCGGCCATGGCTTGCTGTGCCCTGGTAGTAAAAAGAAGTTTGAAATCTTCTATACTCACAGCTTTGCGTGTATTCGCCAGGCGTTGTAATTGCTTTTGATGTTCAGCCTTTGCAATTTGAATCAGTTCGGTAATTGTTTGTTGTCCCATGATTAAGAAAATATAGAGTAAAGTACGCAAGCAATAATAAATACAATAAATGAAATCACTAATTTATCAGTTCGTAGGTCATCCAACTTGTCACACTCCCGTTGAACTGCATTTTCAAATTTCCGTTGTGTAGGTGTTTTATTCAATACCATGATCTTTAAGTTTTTGTTTAAGTTCCTGTATCTTTTCTTCCTGAAGGCGAAGCATATTCGATACCGACAGTTGCTTCCTTCTTTCAGTTTCTATTCGGGTGGCTTCATCCACAGGTTGATATTTCGCCATAATCCTGCCATAACTATCCCTATCCGGTTTCGGTGCCGGTACCGACTTTCTTCGTGTCGATCGGTATGCGATACGAACAAAGTCAAATAGGTCGAGCTGTATGGGGAATTGTGGTTGCATGGGTTAATTCACTGGACTGTTAGAATTTCTCACTATGTCTTTACGGAAAGGTATTCCTAAAAAATAATAGGTTGTTACTTTAAATGGTTTCGTTGATCCAATGTGACAATTTCTCAAGGTTTCTTCAGTAATTACTTTAATTAGCATAATTGTAAATTGTAAATGAATAAATAGTAAATTCTTATTCCCCTTTAGGGGTTAGGGGTATTTAAAAGTCGCTTCCACTCCCGGTATCTCCCTTAGCCGGTTGTTTCATGTCCTTTTCTTCAATGGCAAAGAAACTTTTATATCTTCCGTGCATGGCATACCGCAGGAACTTAACTGCTTTTTCTTCATCACCTTTCGAATACTCCTCAAGTTGTTCCAGGGAAGATTGTTCCGAATAGGTCCGCATCAGTTGTCCGTGTTGCTCAGCAAGGTAATTCTTCCACCGTTTCCACATTTCGGTCATGGCTTCCGTTTTGAATGGGAATTTAATCTCCATGGGTTCTACCGGTGCAATGTAGTTATCAAAATCTTTAATAAGTAATTGGAATGAATTCCATTCTTTAATGAATTTCTTTGATTTGCTGATTGCCGGGGTCGATAGTCCACCATTATCCAGGAAGTCCTGAAGTTCCTTTTCGGTTTTTACAAGCTGGTTGGTTATAAGCTCCCATTTCTTTTTCATTCGCTTCTGAATATTTTAGTGACACACCCACAACATTTCTTTGCTTTCTTTCCACTGCCACATGCACAGCTGGCGTTCCTTTCTATTTTCTGTGTATGCATTGGTTTTCCGTTGCCTGCAAAAAACTTTACTTTACGATCAGGTTTATTCATGATATTGGTATTTCGATTAAATTACTTTTTACTGAATTAAATGTTAGCCACCTTGTACAACCTTCGCCTTTAAAAACATGATGGTTTAGCGTTTCAAACATATATGTCACTGTTTCAATCTTCCCCGTACATGGTTCATTGAATTGGTAGTCCTTACCGTGGATCAGATCACGTGTTTCCATTCCAGGGAGTTTTTATACTTAGGTTTAAAGCAGCTATCAATTTTACTTCATTCTCATATTCCGGAACTGTCATTTCTTTCGGTGTAATTGTCATCGGTTCACCATCCGGTGATTTATCAAGTTCGTTCCACACATCCATAAAGTCAGTAGTAATATAATGTGTCCTGGTACTTTCCTGTTGAATTATAAATGCCTTCATAGTCTACGTATTTAAAGGTTTGCAGGTGTATTGCCAAATCCATGGGTTTGCATAAATCTCCAGGATATCATATTTTTTACACCATAACGAATGAAAAGACCCGACAGCAGTGGTGAAGTAAGGATGTCCCGGTTCCTGTTTATTCAAAATTGATTTTGGATAAAACTTTTCAGGACAATAATGTATCCACCGCGAATCTCCTATTGACTCGACTCCGGTTCTTAATGCCAATTCTTCGGTAATGTCACATAACTGAATCAGATTAACCTCCGATATTTGTACCTGCACTCCAGGTGACCATAATATCACATCACCTACTTTATGCATACACATACTTGCAATGGATATTTGCAGACCCGGGGTTTTCTTATGAATCAGTCTGTTTTTCTGCTCATTCAAAATATACAAGCCAGGTGTCTTATTAATTAGGGTTAATCCAACTTTATCAAATAACAGATCGGTTTTGTTCTCTTCAAATGTTGCGAAAAATCCTTTAACTTTACTTATTTTTTTCATTTTGTAGTTGTATTTAAAACAATGATGATACAGATTAAAAGCATACAGGCTATCAGAGAAATTCCAGCCCATTGTAATGAATTCCTAAGCCGTTTGTTCTTCATTGCTATCAGGTGTTTTATTTTCAAACTTCAAATCATTTTCAGGCATCCGTACTTTGTGAAAGAAGCACTGGCCGGTTTCATTCCAGGTAAGGCGTTTTCCGTCTTTATAACCGATTGCCTCGCGAACCTTACCGTTAGGTGTTTTTATTTCTTCTATTTGCACTTTGATTGCAAGAAGTGCTGTTTCGAATTGGTTAGTTGTATACATAATTTATTGAAATTCTGTTTTAAAGCAATTTTTGAATAATACTTTTCCTTCTACTGGAAATTTGAATATGTAATTAATAAATGTAAATCCATCATCTTCGACCTTTTGAATATTACAATAGAATCTTTTTTCTCTATCCAGAATACACCTACTTGTATATCCTGTCATTTCTATGCTTTTAAGATTATATGTATCAATGTTCATTGGGTCGGATTTGGAGTAAACAAAGAAATTCACTCCAGCTTCAAATTCTTCCCTGGTGATGGGCTGTGGTGTTTCGTTTTCGGGCATGGCTTATTTATCGTTAGAATAAAATCCCATCCAAAATATATCTACCGGGTCAATCTTTTCATCTTCTTTTACAGAAGCGATAACTACATCACAATATTTTTCTTCTTTAATGACCCCAACCAAAACAATACTTCTTCCTTCTGAAATTGATGAATTAAAAAACATTTCAATTTTAGAAGCAACCTCATGGTTTGTTGTAATTGTAAATTTTGCCATATTATTCGACAATTTTCAAAAATGAACAACAGTAAGAACCGCTAAAACC